TACACAAAAAAATTCATACGAAAATCTCGCTAATAAAAATAAAATAATTTATTTAGCAGGTTGCTTTGATGGAGAAGGCAGTTTTGGTCTTTGGAATAAATCACAGAAAAAACGATATTTTGGGGTATCTCTTGAAACTACAGATAAAGATATGGTTAAAAGATTTCATACTATGTTTGGAGGAACTTTTTACCCTTTAAAAAGAAGACAAGCCCACCATAAAGACACTTGGCGATGGAAAATTTGGGGGAGAGGGGCTTTTTGTTGCATGGATAAAATGATATCCTATATGTGTTTAAGAAGACAGGAGAAATATAATGTGGTTCAACGCACTATCAATGGCAGTGAAAGCAGGGTCGCACATATATAAAAGGCGACAAGAGACAAAGATGGCTATGGCGGATGCACAACATATGCATGCGCAGAAGATGGCTCGCGGCGAGGAATCTTACCAGGGCAAACTTTTAGAGGCCCGTCAAAACGACTACAAGGACGAGGTGGTTCTTGCGATTTTAACGTTGCCCATTTTGGTGCTCGCTTGGGGGGTCTGGTCGGACGATCCGGCGGCTATGGAGAAGATTAAAATTTTCTTCGAGCATTTCCAGGCACTGCCGGGCTGGTTTACAAATTTATGGATCCTTGTCTGCGCCAGTATTTTTGGTATAAAGGGAACACAAATATTCCGTAATGGAGGAGGAAAGAAATGATAGAAGAATTATTAGATAAAATTAAACTGGAAGTAACACATATTTGGACAGAACATAAAGTTATTGTAATTGGTGTTTCTGCACTTATTGTTCTTTTACTTGTAGTATGAGTAAACTACCAGATTATTTAAAGAAAAAAGCAAAGAAAGCTGTAAAAGGCGTAACAGTAGGCACTGATGTAGGTCTTTATACGGACGATTATGTAAATGAACCTAGTGGAAGTTTTACTATTTCAAAAGGAAAGACTAGTGTAAAAGGAAGTGTTTCAAAACCTTACCTAAAAGACAGTAAACAAAATCTTAATAGTACGCTTGGCTTAACTATTACAAAACATGGCAAAAAAAGTGCTTTTAGTGTTGAAGGTTCTAAAACAGGTAAAAGTAAAAAAATCGGTTTTAGTTTTTCAAAATCTTTTACTAAAGGTGGCTTAAGTTCAAGAGAAGCAACAAAATATTATAAAGGAATAATTTAATATTGCTTTTTTACCCAGAAGATTTATAACTTCTTTATGACTATTAGAGGAGATTCTGTAGAATATGAGCTACTAAAAAAATGGTGCGATGATCTTAAACTTACTCCAGAAATACTAACTTGTGAAATTGGAATTAGAGAAGGCTTGGGCTCTAAAATAATTTTAGAATCCATTAAAGAAAGACTAAGAAATATGAATTACAATATGAGTTATTTTAGACATATAGGCATTGACCCCTATAATAATTTAAAATATCAACATTACGACAATTCTCCTTCTTATACTTCAGACTATACAAATGAAATGTGTGAAACAATGCGTAAAGATTTTAAAAATGAAAAAAATTTTGAGTTTTATCAGTTAGATGATAAAACCTTTATGGAATTACATTCTTCAGCCTGGACTATGAGAAATTTTAATTTAGTTCATTTTGATGGACCCCATATGACTAGAGATGTTATATCAGAGGCTGTTTGGTTTGCTGATAGATCCGTTTCTGGGACTAGATTTATTTTTGATGATTATAAAAAATATGATAGTGATACTCTTATTAAAATGCTTAGTTATTACAGATTTAAAGTACTTGAATCAGGAAATAATAAACTTTGTTTGGAGAAAGAATAATGGATATTGATACGGTTTCCCTTGTCCAACATAAAATTAAAAAAAATCTTGGTACTCTGAAAGAAGCCCTACTCCATAGTGTTGACAGCATGGACAAATTGCAATATGTTAGAGGGCAAATCAAATCCTTAGAGGATTTGCAACAGGATCTAAAAGACCTGCTGACAACAACGGAGTATGACGATGACCAAGTCCACGGAGATACCGAAACGGACTGATGCACTTCTAAAAGCTTATAGAAGCGAAGAAGAAGTTAAAACAGTTCTCGATCCAACAGCGATCGATCAATCAACACTAGATCAACTACCAACCCCTACAGGATATAGATTATTAATCTTGCCTTATGCAGGGCCTAAAAAAACTAAAGGTGGTGTCTATTTATCTGATACAACTCAAGAAACCATTCAAATGACGACAGTTTGTGGTCTTGTACTTAAAATGGGAGATCTTTGTTATCATGACAAAGAAAAATTTCCAAAAGGAGCTTGGTGTAAACTTAACGATTGGGTAATTTTCAGTAGGTACGCTGGGTCACGATTCAAAATAGAAGGAGGAGAAGTAAGAGTATTAAATGATGATGAAGTCATTTCTACAATACGAAATCCTCAAGATATTTTGCACCATTATTAAGGAGGATTAAAATGGCAGAAGATAACAAACAAGTCGAAGTAGAATTAGATACTGACGGCGTTAAAGAAGAAACCATTGATGTTAATACACCTAAAGAACCAGATCCATCTTTTGGAAAAAAAGAAGATGTTGATTTAGGCTATACAGATGTAAGCGTTAAGGAAGAAAAAAAAGAAGACACGAAAGAAGAAGAAGATAAAAGAACCTACGATAAGAAGATAGATCACGGTCATGATATTTCATATGAAAATGAAAGAGAAACTAAATTAGAGGAGAAACCTGACCAAATTAGTCAGGATTCAGATCGTGATGAGGAAGGATTAAAAAATTACTCTGACAAAGTTCAAAAGAGAATTAAAAAACTTACTTTTCAAGTAAAAGAAGCTGAAAGAAGAGAAAAAGCAGCAACTGAATATGCGAGAGGTTTAAAAAATAAGTATGAGACGATTCAAACGAAATATGATGAAACTGATACTAATTATCTTAAAGAATACGACGCAAGAGTAGATGCAGAAAGAGATAAAGCTAAAGTTGCATTAAAAAGTGCGTTAGAGTCTCAAGATGCTGATAAAATTATGGAAGCTAATGACAAGCTTACAAAATTAGCAGTTGAGAAAGAAAAAATTTCTATGACCTTAGGTGAAAAAGAGCATAGAAAAAAAGAAAGCGAATCACAAACTGCGGAGCAAAAAGCTAACGAAACTCCACCACCAATTAGTCGAAGAGCCTCAGATTGGGCTACAGACAATGAATGGTTTGGATCTGATCGAGTTTTAACTAATGCTGCTATGAACATTCACGAAGATTTGATACAGCAGGGAATTGACGCAGAGAGTGATGAGTATTATAATCAAATTAACAAACGTATGAAGGAGTATTTCCCTCAGAAATTTGCCAAAGACACGACTGAAGATCACAAAGCTCCGATCGTCCAAAATGTAGCTTCTGTAAGTCGTAGATCGGGAGGACGCAAAGCTGTGAAACTCACCAAGTCACAAGTAGTTATCGCTAAGAAATTAGGGGTGCCACTAGAGGAATACGCAAAATACGTGAAGGAAGGAACATAATTATGAATAAATCTAAAACTTCACGCGAGTCTGAATCTAGAGAAAAACTTTCTAGAAAGAAAGATTGGACTCCACCATCCAGTTTGGATGCGCCAGCTGCACCGCAGGGTTTTTGCCATAGATGGATAAGAACTCATGTGGCGGGTTTTGAAGATGCAGGTAATGTGTCTAAAAAACTTAGAGAAGGTTGGGAATTTGTTAAGGCTGAAACACTTTTAAGTGAAATAGGCGAACATAGTTACCCAATTATTAATGACGGAAAACATGCTGGACTCATCGGAATTGGTGGCCTTGTGTTGGCAAGGATACCAGAAGAGATTCTGAAAAGTCGTGCTGAGTATTTTAAGAAAATAACTCAAGACAGAACAGACGCGATAGATCAAGATCTTATGAAGGAGCAACACCCAGACATGCCAATCAATATTGAGAGGCAGTCAAGAGTTACCTTTGGTGGTAGTCGTAAAAAATAATTTTTTTGCATTACCTACCTCAGTAGCTGGGATTATAGTTAAAACAACAATACGGAGATAAAACAACTATGGCAAACGTAAGTGAAAAGTTCGGTCTAAGACCTTACAGAAAACTAGACGGCACACCATTAGTAGGAACTCAAAACAGATACATTATCAAAGACGCGTATGCAACTGCGATATATCAAGGGGATTTGGTTATACCAACTTCCACTGGTAATATTGAAAGACATACCGCTGGAGATTCAGCAGCTGTTGTGGGTGTTTTTAACGGATGTTTCTATAATGATCCAACTACGCAAAAGCCAACGTGGAAAAATTACTACCCTGGCTCTATCACACCGACACAAGGCGATATTACTGCCTTTATCGTTGATGATCCAGACGCTGTATTTTTAATGGACGCGGATGACACTTTTGCTAGATCGAATCTATATTCAAACTATTCGGTTACTAACACTACTGGTGTTACGCAAACAGGAATATCAAAAGTACAATTAGATGTGGGTGCTAAAGGTACAGCATCTACTTTTGTTGTGCAAGCAATTGACATTTCGCAAGATCCTGACAATGAGGATCAAACGGCTGCAAATGCAAATATTCTTGTTAGAATCAACAATCATTTCTACCGTCAAGGTGGAACTGGGCTAGCATAATATAAATAAAGGAGAATAACTATGGCTATATCACGAGCACAACTAGTTAAAGAACTAGAGCCAGGTTTGAATGCTTTATTCGGCCTGGAATACAATCGTTACGAAAATCAAGACAAAGAAATTTTTGTAACAGAAACATCTGACAGAGCTTTCGAAGAGGAAGTAATGTTAAGCGGATTTGCTTCTGCACCAGTTAAACAAGAAGGTGCTGGAGTTGTGTTTGATCAAGCAGGTGAAACTTTCACTTCAAGATACAATCACGAAACAATCGCTTTAGCATTTGCTATCACTGAAGAAGCAATCGAAGATAACCTATACGACAGATTAGCTGCAAGATACACAAGAGCTCTTGCAAGATCTATGTCTAATACGAAGCAAGTTAAAGCTGCAAATGTATTGAACAATGCACAAGTTACTACAGTAGTAGGTGGAGACGGCGAATCTTTAATCGGAAACGCACACCCATTAGCTACAGGTGGAACTTTCTCAAATGTTCTTGCAACAGCTGCAGATCTTAACGAAACTTCACTAGAGCAGTCATTGATTGACATTGCTGGGTTTGTCGATGAAAGAGGATTGAAAATTGCTACTCAAGGCAGAAAAATGATAATTCCAAAAGAATTACAATTTACTGCGGAGAGAATCATGAAATCACCTCAAAGAGTCGGCACTGCAGATAATGACATCAACGCAATCTACAACATGGGAATGGTTCCTGAAGGTTACAGAGTTAATAACTTTTTAACTGACACGGATTCATATTTCTTGTTAACTGATGTGCCTAACGGTCTAAAACATTTCGTTAGATCACCAATCAAAACTGCAATGGAAGGTGACTTTGATACTGGAAACGTTAGATTTAAAGCTAGAGAAAGATACTCATACGGTTGGAGTGATCCAAGATGTGTGTTTGGTAACGGAAATTTACCAACTAGCTAATACTGATCAATAGTATTACTTATTAAGGGGCGGTGTTCACATCGCCCCTTTTTTTATGTATAATCAAAACACTATACAATAAATTAATTGGATATCGACGCGTATAGTCGACGGCCTAGAGACGATATTCACATTAACTAGGAGAATAAAATGGCAAGAACAACGTTTAGTGGACCAGTAAGATCCTTAAGAGGATTCTTAGGAACGGGACCACAAATGGCTCAAGATATCTCAAGTGGTGGTACAGTTGACGGTGGAACTGACATTGCAGGGATTGATAAATATCAAGGTAAAGTAATACAATTAGGTAACGCTGTTACTGTATTTAACTTACCATCAATCATAGACACAGCAACAGCTGCAGTAGCAGGATCTGATGATCCAGCTTCTACAAACAGAGTTGGAATGATCTATGAGTTTATTATGGGTGCAAGTTTAACATCATCAAATACTTTCACTTTGAATGCAGGAACTGCAGCGGGTAGAAGTACAGCTGATGTTTTTAGAGGTTGTGCATGGTACAACAATACAGCGACTGATCCAGGAGTTGTAACTGCTTTTAGTGCAGGTGGTACTGACACTTTAACTTTAACTGCAACTACTAAAGGTGGACTAGAAGGTGCTCACATAAGATGTAGAGCAGTGGATGGTTTAATTTGGTCAATTGATGCATTCCTAATTGGGAATGGTACATTTGCTCAACCTTGGAGCTAATAGATAAATAAACTTTGTAAGCTCCTTCGGGAGCTTACAATTAAGGAGATAAAAATTATGACAAGTTTTTCGAGCGATCAGAAAACCCTGACTAAAGCTACAGGTGCTATTTCGTTATTAAGAGGAGCTAGAACTAGAGTCACTTCTATTCAAGGTAGAGGAGAAGCAGGTTGTGTTTTACTTTTACACGATAGTGCTACAACTGGTGGAGCTTCAGGAAGTAATCTAATGGCTACTTATAAATGGGAAACAGAAGGCTTATCAGTCTTTGTTCCAGGTTCAGGTATTTTGTTTAAAGATGGTGTTTGTGCTACTTTAACACAAACTACTGGTACAGATGGTAGCGTTACGATGACAATTACTGGCGCATAGTAATAAACCCGTTTATTAATTAAGGATACAAAATGACGGAAAAATTTTGTAAAAAATGTAATAAAATGTGTCACTGCACACAAGCAGGTAGTGAAGAAGAATGCACTAGTTGCGATTGTGGCAATAGAGAAGAAGATTCCACTTATGAAAATAATGGTGGATTAGTTATTGATGACACCGAGGAATGCGAAAGCTGCCAATGATTAATGACAAAATCATCACCGCACTTCTTGCTATTCTCATTGCTCTCGGCGGATGGACGCTTTCACGAACATTCTCCCTCTCCCAAGATATGGTGCTCATTAAAGAAAAAGTATCGAGGATTGAAAATGAAATACAAGACATTAAAGATCTTAAAGGCAAGAAAAAACGCAAGAAAAAGAAATCAGACAACTGAAAAGGCAATTCAGGCTTTGATAATTGGCCTAGCCTTGGTACTGGTTCTTTTAGCTGGATGTAGTTACAGCATAGTCCCCTATGAAACTAAGATAGAATATGGTACAACAGATACAGT